CCGAGCAATGTTAGCCATGATTGAATTTCTCCGAATTGAAACCTGGTGCCTGCACCATAAAAGCTAACAGACTGTCATTGGCCTGCGCTGCAAGCTGTTCTTGGCTGGCTGGAGGGTACAGGTAGTCATGCACTGCGCCGAGCGTGCCTGCAAGCCGGTACGGGGCTGCGTGGGGCGGTCTGATGTAGTTAAAGACGCCGGTTGTCAATACTGCAAGCTGCGCCAGCAGGCCATGATTGCCCAGCACTCCATCAGCGTACATTGTTTGGATTTGCAGCATGGTGATTTGATCGAGGGCAGCAATTGATTCTGGTGTGTGCCCGTTAAAGATCATCGCCGCTGCGACTTGTTCCCTTAACGAGCCAATTAGTTTCCCCGTGTCTCCTTGTAGCCTGGGCTAACAACTTCACTGATCTTTTCCACTAACGCAAGCTGGACGCTCAAAGGCCATTCCAGTTCAATCTCGGCGTAAGTAATGTCGTCCAGTGTATTGGCTGGATTTTCGGGTTGCAGCAAGCGAATCATCTCAGTGATTCTTGCTTCCATCATGGCTTTGTTTGTAGCGGCCTCTCGCATTGAGCGCCCAGACACGACAACATCGTTCTCGGTAAAAACCAAGTCTTCGTTTTTCAGCGTTTTAAATTCGTCTAGAGATTTTGTTAGATCAGCGTAAATTTTGTCTATTGCTGCGCTGTCTGGTTTAATGATGCGGCTGTGAATAACATCGCTTTCGGATACCAATGGCACGCGCACTCGGAAAACATGGCCTCCAAGTTCAAACTTTTTGATGCGGAATTCTGCGCCTGTTCCCAGTGCGCTGGATAGTCTTGTCATAAATTAGCTTTCTTGTATTTGTCAATTCTTCTTGCCAATATTTCAGCAAGCGTTTTTACTGTGTTCTGTGATTCTGATTCTAACGCAACACGCAAATAAGAATGTTTTGGATTACGTGCAGTTCCAAATTCTTGAGCCATTGCTCTGGCATCGCTTTTTATACCAAGTTTGGCTAATTTTTTGCCAGATGCTGTAGTCACTAGCGAAATAACTGTGTCAGTGCTGGCAATGTATTTTGATCGCTTGTCTTTTCGGTTTGGGCGGCGTGCTTCAACTTGTAAACTGCGCTTAAGGCCACCAGTGTCTTCTGGTGCTTCTGCAATTGCTTTAGCCAATACTGGCTTCATGGCCTCCCGTACTGCTGGGATTAAAATTTTGCTGTTGGCTTTTTTGTCGCCAATTTCGTCTGCCAACTCTCGAAAGACTGCCTGGACACTGCCCATGCCTTCAAGTTTTATGCTGACGCTCATGTCATCCTCGGATGATGTCTTTGTACATTAGATTGTTAAGTTCTACGACAAATTTCACTATTTGCTCTGGCGTCATTGTGTCGGCATGGTTGGCAGCTATTTGATGCACAAGTTGTATGCCCGTCATTTTTTGCTGGGTAAACCCAAACCAATCCTTGCGGGACTCGGCTTGAGTTACCAAAAAGTTCAGCAGATCATTCGTGTTCTGTATTTTTTCGGACATTTGTTTCCAAAAGTTTTAGGCAGACATACTCCGCTGAGTCTGGGTCTGCCTCTGCCAACGCTTCGGCAATCTCCGCTGCGCTGACTACCTGCTGCCGTGCAAGCGCAGCCAAGTCGCCGTAGCTGCTGGTCATTTCTGCCAGCACTGAATCTATGTTGCTCATGCTGTGTTGCTCCAGCCGTATTGATTGCCACGGGGATGAATTGTGAAATTGACCTTTGCCTCGGCACCTGGTGCGCTGTCAATTGTCCATTGACTAACCCTGCCGTTGAAAGCGTAATAGATGGTGTTTGTCCCATCAGTTGCGGCAATCACGTAGGTGCGGTCAATGGTGCCGTTGTAGGCGTCTGCACGCAGGAGCAGCAGTACGGTATCGCTTGGGTTCCAAGCTGCTGTGATGCTCATGCTTGTCGGCGCTGATTGAACAGGGATTTTGTCAGATTGACGGGAGCCAGCCACCATAAAAGATGCAACCGCATCGTCTTGCCCAAATGCCGGTATTGCTTCGACAGGCACTACGTTACCGCTGATTGCCAATGGCGAAACGCTGCCCAAAGTGCTTAAATTAGCCACGGTTAAAGGCGTTGGCGTTGCGCTGGGTTGAGCGTACAAAGTGGCCGAAAAGCCGGGTAATATTTTTGTCGGGAGAGCCATGATAAGTTCCTTTGTTGAGGTAGAAGAAAATTTATTGTCTTATCAGGTCGGTATATCTAGTGTGCAATCTAAGATTACTTGTCCAAGTTTCTCATCATTGTCGTATGTGTTGTAAAGCCATTGCACATCGGCCTTGCTGATCTGTATGCCGTAGGTTGCACCGCCAAACAATCCGCTGTAGCCGTGCAGTGATTGTAGTATCTGATTGCTGATTGTAAAACCGTCTTCGATAACTTGAGTAAAAATACTGATTTGGAATACTGGCGTATCAATGCCTTTGACAGATTGATAAATGCCGGTGTAAACCGGTTGGTGAACATTTCGCAGCATCCAGGTGATAAATTTTGGCTCGGTGGCAAAGTTGCGGTTAAATGTGGCGTAGACGGGGACCGGAGTGACAATAGTGGTCAATGCCGCTTGGATGGCCTTGGCATATGTAACTGGATTTTGTTGTGCGGTCACGTTGCAGTTACCGGTTCATTGCGATAGCACATTATCAATACGCTCATCCGGTCGTCTGATTCCTGGACATCATTAATGCGCCAATCTTGCGTCCGGTAAGTGATTGAAAACAAATGCTGGGCGTTAGCAATTGTCTGCATATGCGGCGTGTAATTTAAGCGAAACCGCACTAAGTTGTCATACAGCCGATATTTTTCTGAAATTTTTAAATTGTTGCCTACAGCCGACACTGTGGCTCGGGTGTCAAACCATTTTGTTGTGGTCGTGGTTTGCTCACCAAAAGCCGTCTTGCTAAAGGTAAGATTGTTGATTGCAATGTTTTCAAACCGTGCAATCGCCATTACATGACCAATTCTTTGTACGGACGGAGCAACGTGTCTACGCCAAACGGAATATTTTTTAGCGATGCCTCAGTGCTGTTGCTGCGCTGGTTGTACAAGTGCGTAAGCAGCAGCAGGCCAGCTTGTTTGATTGCGGGATACGTCTGTAGCGGATTGGCTGCGGTGGTGTACTGCACGACAATCGGGTTTGCCATGTCACTTGTGATTGTGGGCAGGCTGGTCAAAATAACCCGGTTGCCGCTGGAATCGTAATAGTAAGTTGATGCTGTTAATAGAGTTAGTGTCGGCGGTGTGCTGTTGTTGTAATAACCAACAGAGTTAATTGTTATACCTGCTTGCGTAGAGTATAGATTTTGGCTGACTTCAGGCAAGTCCAGAGCCATTGGTGCGGTAATGGTTCCTTGAGCGCCGTACCAAACCCGATACGTCATGGAAAATATTGACATCCCGAGATAATCTTCTATGGCAAACCTGGTTGCCAGTTCCAGGCTGCTCAGATAGTCATCTTGGCTTTCGTCATCAAACAGATTTAGCTGTTGAGTAATTTCATCCAGCGTTAGCCAAGGCGTAACCACATCCCGGTTTAACTGCTCAACTTTTGAATAATTAAACGGGTTGCGGGTTGCCCCACCTTGAGCGCCAAGGATTTCGCTAGACATTTTTAGACCCCAACCAGGCGAACACCGGCAAACGGGTCACGCACGGTAGACACCATTCGGCGCTCGGCGTATAGAGTAATAAATCCCGGTGCGCTTTGCTCCATTGCTTGCACAGTCATTTCTTCCACGTCTGCAATAGTTACAAACCTGGGCCAGTTAGCAAGGTAAATCGTAAATTTTCCTGCGGCAATGGTTTCCATGTTTGGGTTTGGAATCACAGGCCAGCCAAACAAATTAGCTACAGCGCCGCCATCGTCATCGCCTGTTTCTGCTAACAATCGGCTGGCGTTACCGCTGCTTGCGGCTTTCAGTTGTCGCAAATCATGGATTGTGTCTGGATGCATCATCCAAGCATTTCCTGGCAAACTCCAATATTGTGCTGGGAAATTTTGCGCCAAATTTACTAAATCATCGTACACAATTGCAGCGCCGTTTTGCGATACCGTCAATAGCGTATGGATGCCGTCCGTGATTGCTGTGCCAGATGACCCATACGCAGCAGAGCCGCTAGCATAATAATTTAGGCCACGCAAACCATTGGTGCTGCCTGTGCTTGTCGTTGTAGAGCCGGTTTGATCGTTGTTAAGAATCATGCTTGCACCTTCCAATTGTGCAAATTCCAGCATCATGTCTTCAACAAGCGTTTCATTCAGATAATTGATGTCGCTCATTACCGCTGTTCGCACCGGCAGGCTGGCGCTGACAACACGGGTTGGCAACTGCCAAATGCTTGTGGCGGTGTTAGGTGAGCCAGAGTTTGGAGTTGCAGCGTAAAGCCAAGGGTTTGTGGAATTTGCAGCGTTACCTGTTTTTGCGACAAATTGCACGCTGGAGCCAAAGGCAGGAATTACTCGTGCCGCTTCTCGGATGGGATTACCAAATCGAAGTGCAGCAAAAGCGTTATCAAAGAAAGTGCGCCCACCGATTCCGTTTCCAGAACCAGTGAGGGCAGAGGCTTCGGTCAAATCAATTTTGACAGCATGGCCTTCGTGTAGCGTTTGTTTAATGCCCGACAAAATGCGTGCTGTAGTCATTTGATTTTCCCGAATAGTTAAAAAAGGCAGGGGAAGTCCAACCTCCCCCTGCAATGGCAACTTAAGTCGCTGTGCCGGTCGAGCGATAACGGATGATGGCGTTCGGGTCACGGATGCTGGTTGCCAGCCGTTTTTCGCCATAGAACGTAATCGAGCCTGGGGTCGTTTGGTCGTAGCGGCGCATTACCATGTCCATGCGGTCAATGATGCTGTGACCAAGCTGCCAATTCCCAAAATACATTGGGTACAACGATGTGGTTCCTGCGCTGCCGGTAGTTGCTTGGCTTGGGTTGTCGAGATACTTGTTCATTACGACATTAAAGCCCAACAATTGCCCGATGATGCCGTCTGGATTCAACGATTCCATTGAGTTGAAAATTGGACGCCCGTTGGTGTCTTGCAAGCCACGAATGGCTTGAGCCAGCACAGGGTTAACCATAAAGCAGGCGCTAGTCGTCCAATATTGTTGAGGCAATGCATAGCAAAGATTGATAACGTCTTTGTAGGTGATTGCATTTGCGCCAACGGTGTTGACGTTGCTAGTCAATTGATCGTAAGTTGCAATGCTGTGCAGGCCGGTAGCACTGCCCGTACCGCTGGTGCCGTAAGCCGCTGCGCTGGTAGTGCCGCCGGTATAGGTAGCATTTGCGCCAGGATATTGATCTAGACCACGCAAACCAGATGTGCCGCCATAGGTGTTCGGCGAATTGGTTTGATCGCTGTTTTGGATCATTGACTGCGCTTCGGCCTGGGCAAACTCCATTAGCATATCGTCAACAATGGTGCCTTCCAGCCCATCAATGTCGTCCAGTGCAGCAGTGCGAACAGGGAATTGCACGTTCAAGTCTTGCAATACCAGTTGCCAGATATTCATATCTTGCGTGGTTGCGTTGCCGTTGTTTTGGACCGTGTAGCCCCAGGTTGCGCCAGCGTTGCCGGTTTTGCTGCGGAACTGATAGCTTGAGCCATCAGTCACGACAGTGCGGCTTAGTCCACGCATCGGATTAGCCAAACGCATTGCTGCAAACACAGGGTCATAACCCGTGCGTCCACCAATACCATTGCCGCCGCCAGTTAGCGCAGAGGCTTCGTTCATGTAAGCCAGATATTGATTTTCATCGGCAAAAATCTTGAGTTCTTTTTGCACCCGATTGTTTGCTGAATAAAATGATTTCAACTGCTCACGGACAGAGCGATTGACGTCAGTGCGGATTGTTTTGGCAATGCGGATGACGGGAGGCATTTGCAGCGTGCTGATTTTTGCCTCAAGCGCCGAGATTTTCTCAGCCATCTCATTTTTGGCAGTGTCAATTGCAGCAGTAGCTGCGCTGGTAACTTCGGCAATCTTAGCGGCGTTGGCGGCTTCAATAGCGTCGAGTTTTTCGATAATGACTTGGGACATGATTATTTCCTTAGGCGGTTAGACAAAGTTTGCAGTAATTCCCGCTGCTCAAGGGCTGCGAGTATGGTTGCCTCCGCATCAGAGTCGCTCTGGTTCGGCGCAATTTCATTTGGGATTTGGACAACATCACGCTGCTCCAGCACCTTTTTGAAAGTCGATGCAGCGGCAACCGCATCACTTTTAGATAGCCCAGCATCACGCAAGGCTTGCTCCAAAATCTTTAGATTTGCAGACCCATCGGGCCTAAAGTATTCCAACTTGCTGACGCAGGCTTCGGGATTGTTTGGGTACATGACCACAGAAACTTCTCGCAAGCCGCCCTTGGTAATCTGAAAATATGCCTCATCCGACTGATCTGGTTCGCCGTCAGCGTTGACCATTTGATACGATTCTGCGTACGCGCCAACAGATACCCCGCCAAACATGGCTGGCGATTCTTTCATTACGTTGTAAAGGTCGCTGCCTTGCGTGGTGTTGGTGTACAGCCTGCCGCTGGCAGTCATGCCGGTATCGTCAAACTCAAAGCGCATCCATTCACCAACGGGGATTGCATCTGCGCTGTGATTGACAAACATGGGTAGCGGCCTGCCCATTGCCTCAAACTCTTTGGCCCAGTCTGCAAAGCCTTCAGCTTGATAATTAAACCTGCGCCCGTCTGCGCCTTCTCGCGGCCCCCAGCTTGTGACCCTGGCCTCAATTGTTCCGGGTTGCTGATTCAGATTTAGTTTTGCTTCGCAGACGATTAACAGGTCGTTCATGGATTACCTCGGTTGTTTTGGTTTTATCCATATCGTGTATTGTCTGCGGCTTTTTTTGCTTAAATTTTGCAAGCAACATTGCCAGTTCGTGCGGGGTCTTATTTGCCAATGTTCATCTTTCGAGTCTGGCCACCGCCGCCGCCGCCAGTATCTTGAGGGCTGCTGCCGGGAATTGTATCACCAGGCTTTCCTGCTTTCAATTCGTCTGCACCGTCCATGTTTTTCATGCTTAAATATTCCCGAGCTTCATTTGGGGTCATTATGCCTGCGTTTACCCCAGCCACTGCAAAATTCATCTGATCTAGCGGTGCGCCCTTTAAAAATGCCCTGGTGTCAAATTCTACACACAAATTAGGATATCCCACAAGCAGATGCTGTTTTAGCTTTTGCTGGACATTGACAATCAGCGGGTACATACTAGATTTGTAGAATTCATCCAGCAGAGTCTGGGTGTTGTTGTATTTCTGATCGGCAATGCCAATCATTGCTGGCGGTACGCCAAACAAACCGCAAATGCGTTTCATGGTTTGTTCTTTGAGTTTGGCGCAGTCCGTGTCTTGCAGCGTCAGCATATCCAACGGCTGATATTTCATGCCCTGATCTAACAACATTCCTTGCCCTGGCTTGCTGGGGTCTGCGTTGCGACTGCCTGTCATTGATGACCAAGCCTCTTTTAGCCGTGCCGCAATTTCTTTATATTTGCCATCAGGAATGACGTTCTCGGTGACAAACATACCGCTTGGCTTGGCCCCGTTTTGCATTACATAATTAGCGTACAGGTCAATATCTTGGTCAAGGCCAATCAGTTCTGCTGCCAAAATTCCTTTATTGAAACCGCCATTACCCTGCCAGGCGGCGTCAACCAGGTGCATGACTTGATGGGCTGCAAGCGGTTCATCTCGATTAAATCCGTAAGCCGGGGTACTGAGTCTGTAGCTAGGATAACGGGTCACATTCACCGTAGTACTGATTAACGTGCTGTCAAAAACGTACATTTCCAGCGGGGTTTGGGTGCTGCTTTCCTGATCTTTGCGCCACCACAAAATGTAAACCTCGCCACTGAGTTCGTGCCACATGATGTACTGGTAAAAGAATTCGTAGGCACTTTGAAAATTATTAGGATTGTTTAGCAGGTAAGCAACTTGCTTGGCTTTTGCTTTGTCTCGAGCGCTGACCTGTGGGCTTTTGCAGGCATCGTGATAGCTGCCGTCATCCATCTCGCACATAATCCGGGCAGGCAGTTGAGCCATCGCCCTGGCTTTTGCGCCTACGCAGGCCATAATCGTTGAATTACGGCTCATCATGCTCATGTCTACCGGCCTGCCAGCGTCTGTGCTGCTACCCGTGGTGACGTAGAGTATTTGGCTATTGGCGCTGTTGTATTTGTTGCTACTGCCCCACAATACATTGTTGCCAAGGGCAGTCTGCCCAAACATTGAATTGGATTCTTTGACTTGTTTTTGTTTGAAAATGTCAAATAAAGCCATGATTTTCCCTTAAAAAGTTCTGAAACCGAACCCTGATTGTACTGGATTATCAAGGTTACAATGCATACTGATTATGAGGGAGACTATGCCATCCACCTTGGCAGACTTGTCGGCTTCGTTTTTCCGCACTTTGACGTTGCCGTTAACATCCTCGTAGACTTCGCAATTGCCAAGCTGCCAGCCAACAAACGGGTTGCCATCGTGCTTAATACTGTATTGCATCAGCAACTTCTCTACGTGTTTGCTCGGGTTGCTTAGTACCGCCATGCCCTGGCCCACCTTTTTCAGCGGCAATCCAGCATCGTTAAGCCGAGCCACCAAGCTGGCGGCATTGTAGGCGTCGAAGCCAATTTCTTTGACTTCGTATTTTTCGCACTGCTTTAGGATGTACTCGCTGATTTCCCTGTCATCCATGACATTGCCTTGCGTGATGTGCAAAATGCCTGACGCTCGGGCCACGGCAAAAATGTCGCCGTAGTGTTTCGGGATTAAATCGTAGCCGTCTGACGGCAAAAAGAATTTAAATTCGGCTTCGTAGTCGTCATCAGCAAATCGCTTGAGTGTGCAGACGGCATTAAGGTCGCGGGTAGCTGCAAGGTCAAATCCGATGAACACCGCCTCGGGCTGTCTGCCGGGCACTAGGGCGCATTTAGCATCATCCCAGTATGCTCTATCAACCCAGGCGCTATTGGCGCTCACGTAGACGTTTAGAGTCTTGCAAAGGAATTCATTGAGGGCGGCAGGCTTGTGCTTTGCCATTTCTGCCCGTTCAGCAATTGCTGATTCAAAAACTGAGATGCCGTGCATTGGATTTGCCTTGGCCCAAGTGCTTGGGTCACGCCAATCATCACCGGCGTCCAGGCTGTACAGCAGGCCAAACCAGTGCGGGTTATCGGTAGCTTCGCCCGTCAGCATGGCTTGCATTAGGGTCATGTCCTCATAAAATTTGGTTTCCTTGGTAAAACTGGCGGTGGTAATGTAAATCCGCAATGGGTTAAGCCTGGCAACCATGCCGCTGTGCAGCACCTCAATACTGTTGCGGTCAACAATCTGGGCAGCTTCGTCCACAATGGCACAGGCTGGGTTCATGCCATCGCCTGTCTTTTTTGTGTCTCGGGATAATGCTTTAAATACTGTCTGACTGTCGCCTGCTTTGGTTATCTGGTGCCTGCTGACGTTGTACAAGGCAGCAATGTTTTGCGGCATGGCCTCAACAAACCCAGTAGCTGCGTGAAACACAATCCCGGCTTGCTCTCGGGTTGTTGCCAGGGTATAGACCTCTGCGCCTGCTTCGCCCCAGATTAGTTCGTACAAGGCAATAACTGCTGTCAGTGTGGATTTGCCTGCCTTGCGTGGAACAAACACAATCACATCTGTGACCATGCGCTGAGATTTGTTTCGCTTGTCTCTAAAGCCGTAGATGGCGCAGACTATGAATAGTTGCCACGGTTCCAACACCAACAGCTTGCCTGCGTCTGGGCCTTTGGTATGCCGCAACTCGCTGGCAAACATTAAAAAATGTTTTACAAAATCAGCGTGGAATTCGTAGGCCCAAGACTTATCTTCTACCTGATTCAAAAACCGCTGGCAGGCCAGGGTTACGTTTCGGCAAACAGGTATCTCGCCTTTGACAACTCGCACGGCATACAAAATGCCATCTTCAAAGTTCACGGTCCAGCCATCAGTGCAGCAAATTTGCCGCTTTCTACTTTGTTGGTTGCCAGCCTGCCCCTAGGTGTCAAGCCCAATTCGTTCATTATCATAATGGCTCGGCCCAAAGCTTTTTCGCCGGTGGTCAAATATGGGTTTGTTCCAACAGTAGCCCCAGCGTTAAATTTAGTCACTGGCCCACCTGCTCTCGATCCTTTGATACATTTGACAAAAACGTCAAGCTGAAAAGCCAAAGCTCCCAGCAAATGCTGATCTTGCGCCGAGCCAATGCCGTAGGTGTCCCACAAAAAATCGGCGGTGGTGGTAATGAATTCGTTTATGTCCCACAAATCAGGATTGTCCAGCCAAACAGGTTTGGGTATACGTTGACGTATGGCCTCGGGCAGCGGCCTGCCTTTATGTTCAGCTTTTGTGCCGTGGACGATGTGAAGTTCGGGTGGAAGTCGGTTCATGCGCCGATAGTATCACATTAGGCCCCCCTCCCCAACCCATTTTGCGGGTAATTGGGTACGCGCTTGAATCA